CGTCACAGCCTCTGCCGGCACGCTCACGCCGTCAGTTGACAGTGCTCTCACCGGGCAGGCCGTCACAGCATCTGCCGGAACGTTGACCTACAGCGCAGACGGGAACATCAGCATCGCTCTCACCGGGCAGGCTGTCACCGTCTCTGCGGGCACGCTCGTTCCCGGCATCGATGTCGCGTCGAGCGGATCTGCAGTCTCGACGGCAACCGGCACGCTGACACTTGGCATCATCGTGCCGCTGTCCGGGCAAGCTGTCACAGCATCAGCAGGCACGATCACCTACGACACCACCTCGGATGTCACGGTCGCGCTGTCCGGCATTGCTGTGACAGCCGCAGCAGGCACGCTGACGTCTGCCATGACGATCGCTGCGACGGGCGCCGCGGTGACTGCCAGCGCAGGCTCGCTGCTGGCGCAGACCGGCGTGTTCCGCACAGGCAACCCGCGCGTCTGGATCGTAGATTCACGCCAACGCTACGTTCACGTTGATGGACGGACTCGCGTGATCCACCTTGAATGAGAGCGCACCATGCAGATTCTCGAAAAGCGAACCTACGATGCTCGGATCTTCGACATCAACTGTACCGACCTGCTGGACACGTCCGAGACCGTCACGAGCGTGTCGACCGTCCTCGCGGATCAGGGTGTGCTGACATTCGGCACGGCTTCCGTGAACACCGGAGCAGTGACCTACCCGGACGGCGAGGTGGCCGCGATCGGTAAGGTGGTGCAGTTCGAGATTTCGGGCGGTCGCATCCCAACGGGGCAGGCTTCGCTGATGTGCACCGTCCGGGCCAGGTTCGCAACCAGTGCAGGTAACGACCTTGAGGCCACGGTGCTGCTGAAATTGACTGACCGGGTGGACTGATGACGCCCGTCTGGACAACGGCTTGCCCGGACTGGGAACAGCGGATTGCTGACCGCCAGAGTCTCATTCCGTGCCCGCCGTTGTTTCCGAAACAAGCCACGGCCGCGCTGCACGTCATGGATCAACTGCGAATCGTCGATCAACCTGGAAGTCCAACATGGGGCGAATTGAGCCGCCCTTGGTTGCGGGACTTCGTGTCCAGCGTGTTCGGAGCCTACGACGAGAACAGCGGGCGCAGACTGATGCGCGAATGGCTGATGTTGATCAGCAAGAAGAACACCAAGAGCACCACTGCGGGTCTGATGATGCTCACGTTCCTCATTCTGAACTGGCGGCAGGCTGGCGAGTTTGGGATCTTGGCGCCGACCGTGGAGGTTGCCAACAACGCATTCAAGCCCGCTGCTGACGCCATCAAAGCCGACGACGAACTGCGCGAACTGTTCCATGTTCAAGACCACATTCGAACAATCACGCACAGGGTCACGAAAGCGACGCTGCAGGTTGTCGCAGCGGACAGTGACACCGTGGCCGGCAAGAAGTGGATCGTCACGCTGATCGATGAACTTTGGGTATTCGGCAAGCGGCCGACAGCAGAGGACATGCTGCGCGAAGCCACGGGCGGCATGCTGAGTCGCCCTGAGGGTTGTGTGATCTATCTGAGCACGCAGAGCAATGAACCGCCTGCTGGTGTGTTCAAGCAGAAACTGCAATACGCCCGCGGGGTGCGCGACGGACGAATCGTAGATCCTCAGTTCTGCCCGGTGCTCTACGAGTTCCCGCAGAAGATGGTTTCAGCGAAAGCTCACCTCGATCCTGCGAACTTCTACGTCACCAATCCCAACATGGGGGCGAGCGTCGATGAGCCGACGCTTCGTCGCTTACTGGCTCAGGCACAAGAGTCAGGTGAGGAAAGCATCCGAGGATTCCTAGCCAAGCATCTCAACGTGGAGATTGGGTTGGCTCTCGGCAGCGACCGCTGGGTTGGTGCCGACTTCTGGGAACAAGCAGCAATCCCGCTGTCACTCGACGAGTTGCTTCAACGTAGCGAGGTGGTCACGGCAGGCGTGGACGGTGGTGGTCTCGACGACCTGCTTGGTCTGACGCTGATCGGCCGTGAGCGAGGCACGCGCAAGTGGCTGGTCTGGAGCAAAGCATGGGCGCACGAGATCGTGCTGACCCGTCGCAAGGAGATCGCCCCGAGGCTGCGCGACTTCGAGAAGGACGGCAACCTTGTGATCGTCGCGCGGCCGGGCGAAGACATTGTTCAGGTGGCCGACATCCTGTGCCAAGTGCGCGACTACGGCGTGCTGCCGGAGCGCAATGCGATTGGCGTCGACCGGCACGGTATCGGTGCGTTGATCTCCGAGCTTGAGAGCCCTGGGCGTGATTTCGTAGCCGATCAGATCCAGGGTATCCCGCAGGGGTATCAACTGATGGGTGCGATCAAGGACACCGAACGCATGCTCGCGGGTGGCGATATGCTGCACGCCGATACCCCGCTGATGAACTGGTGTGTGGGTAACGCACGGGTCGAACAGAAGGGCAACGCAATCCTCATCACGAAGGCGATCAGCGGAAGTGCGAAAATAGACCCGCTGATGGCTTTGTTCGATGCCGCGGCATTGATGGCTCTGAATCCAGAAGGGCTTGGCGCCTCATTCTGGGAAACCAACTTGGCAGCAGCATGAGCATGTTGAAAAGCAAGATGAAGGAGGCGGCAACGCGAGTTGTCGGCTCGCTGCCTGACGTTGCTGTTCTGCTCGGCGCGGGCCTCGTCTCATACGGTGCCCACATGATCTATGCCCCTGCCGGCTTCATCGTCGGTGGCATCTTCATGATGCTCGGCGGCATCTTTGTCGCTAGGAGTGCTTCGTAATGGGTTTCCTGTCACGCGCCTTCTCGCAGCGAAAAGCGTTGACCACGTATGACGTGTTCAAGGACTTCATCAATCCTCGAACGTCAGCGAGCGGCAAGACTGTATCGACGACGACAGCCATCGAGGTTGCTGCCGTCTTCGCTTGCCTGCGCGTGCGTGCAAACGGCATGGCCCAAGTGCCGCTGAAGTTGATGCGCGAGAGTGCTGACGGAAAGACCCGCACGCCGGCAAAAGAGCACCCGCTTTACAGCCTGCTGAAGAACCGGCCGAACGACTGGCAGACCAGTTTCGAGTACCGTGAAATGCTGTCATTTCACCTCGATCTCTGCGGCAATCACTACTCGTTCATCAATCGTTCGAACCGGGCAGGGATCATGGAATTGATCCCGTTCGAGCCGAGCAGCGTGAGGGTGAAGCGGGCGGACGACTTCACGCTCTCCTACGACGTGCGAGCCGAGAACGGCAGCACACAGAACTTCCCGGCCAAGGCCATCTGGCATGTGCGAGGCCCGTCGTGGAACTCGTGGATGGGCCTTGAGGCCGTGCAGATCGCCCGCGAGGCGATCGGCTTGTCCATGGCGATCGAGGAACAGCAGGCACGCACCCAGCGCAACGGTGTCCGCGCACCAGGCATCTATTCGGTCGACGGGTCACTCTCGCCTGTGCAGTACAAGCACCTGAAGGCGTGGATTGACGAGAACATCGGCGGCCCGGAGAACGCCGGCAAGCCCATGCTGCTTGATCGAGCCGCCAAGTGGACCAGCACGTCAATGACGAGCGTGGATGCGGAGACGCTGGACACACGCAGGTTTCAGGTCGAGGAAATCTGCAGGCATTTCGGCGTCAACCCGATCATGGTTTTCGCCGAGTCCAAGAACACCACCTATGCGTCTGCCGAGCAGATGTTCCTCTCCCATGTGGTGCACACGCTGGCGCCGACCTACATGCGTCTCGAACAGTCAATCGACGCGAATCTGCTGACCGAGCGCGACCGCGAATCCGGCCTCTATGCGTGCTTCGTTGATGAGGGCTTGCTGCGAGGCTCGATGAAGGACAAGAAAGACACCCTGCTGGGCTACACGAACGGCGGAATCATCACTGCCAACGAAGCTCGGGCAAAATTGGACCTGAATCCAGATCCCGATCCCGCATCAGACAAGTTGCGCATTCCCGCGAACATCGTAGGCAGCGTGCCCGAGGTGGACGAAGGAACGGAAGATCCAACTGACCCGGAATCGCAAGAATCGTCGGACGACAATGAAGGAGTTACCGAATGAACCCGCTGAAGACCATCTCCAAGTCCGACACCGAATTGAGGGTCGGGAATTACATGATCCTTTTCGGCGGGCGCGACCTGGCCGGTGAGTATTTCACCAAGAACACGCGGTTCGACAGCAACTACACCGAACTCGGCATGCTGTACGAGGACTTCGAGCACGGCATGGACCCCGAGGACAGCGGCAACGATCACAACAACGTGCTCGGCATTGCCGATTGGAAGTCGGCCCGCGTGGATGACATCGGCATCTTCGTCGAACGTGTCCTCAATCGCCGTGCCGACTACATGCAGTATCTGATGCCGCTGTTGGAAATGGGTGTCATGGGCACGTCCAGTGAAGCGGTGTCGGGCAAGGTGCGCAAAAAGAGCGGCGGTGAAATCGTAGAATGGCCGCTGATGCGCGATTCGCTGACCGTCACCCCGATGGAACCGCGAATGGTCACGTCGAATGTACTCACGTCAGTCAAGGCATTGGCTGACGTGTTCCCCAACTCCAAGTCGCTCAATCTGATTGCGCGACGTGCGGAGAACGGGAACAGCAAGGCCATGATCGAGGCGATCGGATCGCTGAGTGACGTGGAAGACTACCTGCGAGACGCAGGCGGTCTCAGCCGAACCGAGGCGAAAGCCCTGGTCGCGCAAGTGAAGAACCTCGGTCGGCGAGATGCCGTTGGGGGTGATGTGCAACTCATTGCCGACGCGCTCAGTCGTCGAGGCGCCATCCTGAAGCAGCGCGAGGCTGACGAAGGACTGAACCGCATTGCCGCTGCCCTGAAAAGCCGCGGTGCGATCCTGACCGCGTAACTCAATTCAACCAACGAAGGAACGAAAATGGAACTCAAGGACATCGCAACCCTGATTGAAGATCAGGGCCGGGCGTGGGACGCCTTCAAGAACGCCAACGACGAACGTCTGAAGGCGATTGAGTCGAAGGGCTACGCGCCTGCCGACCTGACCGAGAAGGTCGCCAAGATCAACGCCGACCTCGCCGACATCGGCAAGCAGATGACGGAGATCGAGAAGAAGGCGAGCCGCCCGCGTGCGGGCGACAAGCAGGACGAGACGCCGGAGCAGGCCGAGTACCGCAAGGCGTTCGGTGCCTACATCCGCACGGGCGAAGGCGACTCGCACTCGCTGAAGCAGGCCGGGCGCAAGGCGATGAACTCCACGTCGGACCCTGACGGCGGCTACCTGATCCTGCCCGAGATGGACATGGCGATCGACCGCGTTGTCGGCACGATCGGCGCGATGGCCCGCTTGGCGGACACCATCACCATCGGCACGCAGAAGTGGCAGAAGCTGGTCAAGACCTCCGGCATGGCCATGACCCGCGTTGCCAACGGCGGGACTGCCGGGGAGACGACCGAGCCGCGCTACTCGCAGGTCGAGATCGAGGTGTTCCCGGCCGAAGTCGAGCCGTGGGTGCACAACGAGACGCTTGCCGACTCGCGGATCAACCTCGAAGCCGACCTGGCCGAAGAGGCTGCAATCGGGTTCGCAGAAGGCGCCAACGCCGAGTTCATCACCGGCAACGGCGTGGGCAAGGCTCGCGGTATCACGGCCTACACCAACGTGGCGAACTCGTCTTACACCTGGGGCTCGGTCGGCTACATCCGTTCGGGCAAGTCGGGTGCGTTCATGTCGGTAGCTCCGTCCGATCGTGTCATCAACCTGCAGCACGCGCTCAAGGCCCAGTACCGGCCCGGCGCGGTCTGGCTGACGAACGACTCGACTCTGGCGGTCATGCGGCAGATGAAGGACGGCAGCGGCAGCTACTACCTGTGGCAGCCGGACCCCGCTGCGGCGTTTGG